TTTGTTGGCCTTTTCGATAACTTCGGGGTCTGCTACGTCACACGACGCAAACAATCCGATATTATCTTCACGCAGTTGCAATTCACCTGTTTCTGTCGAACCCAAAATTTTATCCGCTCTGTGATTAAAACGTAATTCAACGTTTGGATTTCGTCTTAACGACTTTGCGAATGTTTTCGGTTCTACACGTTCTATGAACTTGCCGTGACTTGACGAAATCGGACGGCTGTCACGTCCGGTCGCACAAACATAGCCCTCAATATGAACGCTATTCGCTCGTATTTCCACTCTTATCACCTTTAACACCCCCTTTCATTTCCTCGACATCTACTGTCTGATTTGTGTTTGGTGTATATACTTGTCCCTTTTGCGGGTAGTATAAAACGTCGTTTAATCCCAATTTGACAAAATCCAAACCTAATGGCGGTAATCCTTCCATTTCTCGGACTTCATCTATTTGAATGAAATTGTTTTTAATACCTGTTTCATATGCGGCATATCTCTTTTGCATATCGCCTTTTAACAGTGTCTTGGTATCTATCGAAAATGACAACTTGCCGTATTCACTTTGCAGTAGCAAATCTTTATTCAGTGCCGTTTCAATGGCTTTGATAATCGGCAAAATTGCCGATTTGATACCGTTGTTATAGTTTTCATCACTGCACGTCCCGTTGATTATTTCAGGGGACAGGTTGAATAACTTTGCTATTTCAATCGCGTTTGCCTCTTTGTTTTCTTTCAACTGCATTTCCACACTTGACAATGACGCCTCTGTGAATTTTAAACCGTTGTTTAACACCATTATGTTCTCTTCGTTGTTTCTGTAAAATCGTTGCCACGTTCTTTTTAATTTGGTTAATGCCGATTCCTCTAATCGTTTTTCCGATTGTAAAAAACCTTTTTTGCCGCCGGATTTGACAAGACTGTTTTCAAATTTTAACGTGTTGTATGCCACTGACAACATCTTATTGTTTTCTTCGATTATGCCTTTGCCTGTAGCTCCATTTTCACTGCGACGTGTCAGTTTTAAAAACTCCCAATCGCAGTATTTCTGACCGTTCACCATTATGTCATAATCTTTAAATATCGGGTCTGTTCCCTCGATTACGGAAACTTTTGACGATTTCACATAGTGCAGACTTTTAACGGCGTTTCGATTTCGGTTGATAAAAATATATCCCTCACCGTCTGTCAGAACATCAGATAACCACGCCGTTTTCATCTGAAATGCGTCTAATTTATCGCCTGTTTCACTGTTTAACAGATGAACTCTGAAATCATCTTCGACATTACCGCCGCCGTTAATATCTTTCAGAACTATCGGCAACATTGCTATTGTATTGGCTATGAAATTTACACAACTTGTCACGGTCGGAATGCTCATAGCCTCGTCTTTTGAAATCGTATCGCTTACACCTGCGATTAATTCAATGATGTTTGTACCGCTATCTTCCGCCGCACGTCTAAAAAATTTTCTTTTCCACATTTTTTCTTTCACTCCCTTATGCTGTTTGTATGCCCCAATCTAATCCGGTGTCGAAAATTTCGTGTTGTTGCATTATGTACACGGCTATGATTGTAGCGACAACCATATCAACCTTGCCCGCAGAACGTTTTTTATTGACGTACTTGTTTTTGTTCGTATCTTCTGTACATTTTGCATTTTGGTAATTGATTTCGTACAATTCGTTTGCCTTGTATAAAAATTGGTGGTTTAAAATACATTCCTTTAACAGTTTTGTCGGTGCGTGCAAAGTTCGTGAGTGTTGCTCTACTTCCGTCACGTTATAGCCGGCACGCTCCCATTTTTGTGCCGACGACATTGCATTGCGTCGGTCATATCCAATATCAATGATTTTGACGCCGTACTGTTCTTCAATCTTCATTACATATTCTTCAATAACCGCGTAATCGACAACTCTGTCACCGCACGCCACGCACTGCATTTGTTTTATAAAATGCCTGTAATCCACACGTTCCGTCGCACTTTTTTCGTCTGTCCGTGCCTCGGGTATAAATGCCAGTGGCTCGCAATAAACCACTCCGTCAACATATGCCACCATTACAACGGCACAGTTATCTGTTGTTTCCGCCAAATCGACACCAATATAAACGTCTAATCCGGTCCAATCAATCTCGCCGTTCTCTAATCGACACGCCTTTACGTCTGCAACGTCAATATAGCTTTCAGTTCCTATTCCTTGATAAATTATGTTGCAGTGCTTTGTAACAAAATTTTCACGGCGGCTCGGCATTTGTATAGCACGTTCCCTGTTGTCTTTCAAATCTTTCATTATGCTTGGGATTTCTAACGCTAACGGATTGGACTGCTCCAATATTCCGTCGTCCCTCATCCATTCATCTTCTTTGGTGTTGTCCGGTTCATACAGCAACGCAAAAACTTTGTTGTCATTGATTACTCCGTCCAAAACGTTTTTTGCATACTGTACTTCGTCCTCGAACGGATTATCGAACGTCGGGTATTTAGTGCTAATGATACAGCCTAATTTATTCAGTATTGTCAACTGTCCTGAACGCATTGCCTCAATCGCATACGGGTTCGGTAATGCTCCCACTTCGTCCGCCAAAAATGCGTTTGGCAGACGTCCGTCAAGTCTTGAGTTGGAATAGTTCAACGGGATATATACATTCTCATTCAGCAGACATTTAATATCATCCCTACGAATTTTGAACCTATCCATTAATGCAGGACTTGACAATATAATCTCTCGGATTGCCGTTTTCACTTCTCTTGACAATGTTCCGTCCGGTGCGACCGAATAGAACTTTGAAAATTTCGGTTCACAAAAAAACAGCAGTATGAAAATGACGCCGATAATAATTGTCTTACCGTTCTTTCGGCATATTTCCAATAATGCTGTTTCATATTTTCGTTTATTTTTATTTCCCCTGTATACCGTACACAATACCGAGATAATCAGAAAAAACTGAAAACCCGCAAGACTTTCGTATACAGTTTGATTTTTTGCCATTCCCGACGGCATAATCATTAATTTTAATAGTTTGTCTATCAGTTGAACTTTTTTCTTTGATATGCAAAACTCGTTGTCTTGCTCATCTGCAATTTGCAAAAATTCTTTGCATTGCAGTTTGACGTATTTCGGCGCGTTGATTTTTCCGTCGCAAACGTCTTGCGCATATCTATACGCTTTGTGTTCTCTATCCATCATATTCGTTCGCCTCTTTCAGTGCATTTAACAGCGGGTCCTCTTTGTTTTTGCTCGCCGTTAAATTTAAACTGCCTATCTTTGCTCGTGCCTGCGGTGACAGACACAATTCATTACAACAACGGTACAAATCTTTTGTGTATTTGTCCTTACTTGCCATAAAATCTTTATTAAAAATCAATGAAAAATCATCATTTATTTTGCGTTCTATATCCTGTAATCGGTCAACTGCAATAGAAAATTGAGTTAAAATATACACGTCCAAATTACTCAAAATTCCGCTCTCGTCCAATTCCTTTTTTATCTTTCGGAAAATCTTTTTTTGATTGTTCGACAAATACGTCGGAGGTCGGAGGTTATCAGCTTTCCCGCGAATTTTCTCTTCGACTTCTTGACGTTGTTTTTCTTCCGATTTTGTGTTGTGTCGTGATTGTGTTTTTACCGATTTCGCCGGTCGTGCCATACCTCCCTCACCTCTCGTATTTTTTGAATTTTAATTTAAAATTTCATTTTGGGAATTTTTTGCGTGCTTATACCCCCTGTTTCCTGTACAAATCCCCCAGCCGAAAAAATTCTAATGGCCGGGGGGTGTCTGTTCCTGCTCTAATGCGATTTTCTGCAATACTTTTTTCGGAATTTCGCCGCTGTCTGCCATTTTATGGTGGCAGTCGCAAAGGCTGATTAAGTTACTGTTTTCATCACGCAGTTCGTAATTGTCTTTAAGTGGTACAATGTGATGAACACTGATACCGTTCGTATTGTATTGACGTGCACCGTATTTATACAATCCACGAACGCATATTTGACACATATTCATATCACGTTCTTTTATCTCATTGCGTTTGCGTTGCCACGAAATTGTATTTCTGTATCTGTCATATTCATACGTTTTTTTATTTCGGCTCTGCCTACGCTTTGCCTGTGGGCATTTGTACATAACGTCGTGAATACGTCCACAGTACGGACAGCTTTTTCTCATTTATTTTTCACCTCTTTCCGCCGTTCATATATCACTTATATCTATCTTGCCACTCATCAGCTCCGGCAACAGTGCGTCCCGTAACTCTGCTAAATATCTGTTTTCTTCAAGATTTAGATAATATATGTGTTGTTTCCACGTGTTAAATATCATCATAAGAATACTTGAAATGTTTTCTTTGCTGTTGTTTGAAAATGTTATTTCGTTTTTATTTTTGGTTGTTTTAAAATAATCATTTTTAACAATCTTTTCACCACATATTTTTTCTGTCAATTTTGAAAAATCATTATTTGTACTGTTGTCCTGCTTAAACAGCTCAATGTCAAATCCTAAAGACTTGGCGATTGTTTCGTTTATTGTTAGTTTACAATTATTTTTTTCAGTTATAATTCTGTTAATATCCGCAACTATTTCATTATACGGTCTATGTGCATTTTCTATATTCTCAAACTCTATGTATCGGCTTGGCACCAATACATAATTATTATTTTTTATTTCTTCAATGCTTACTGCCTTGCAGTAACCCGCTATGTTTCCGTACTGTTCAATCTGTATCAATACATCTTGTATCTGACTTTCAGATATAACCTTGACTTCTTTTGCGTATGTCCTGTTAGTGTGACTTTTACCGCCAAACTGCCCGTTTTGCATTCGTTGTTCTGTTTCATACCTCTGCCGCAGGTCAATCATTTCTACTGTTGAATGTTTTTTATTTTTGTTAAATGTTATAATACACGTTGGTATTGACGTAACTTCAAACATTTTATCCGGACATACAATTATACTTTCTATGAAATTCATTTTAACTAAATACTGTCTTATTTGCTTTTCCTTTTGGTTGTCTGTACTTAAAACACCATTCGGCAATATAAAACTTGCTTTGCCCGTAATCTCATCTAACGCAGTCAATACAAACGCATAATTCGCATTACTTTCCGGCGGTACTTCGCACTGTGAAAATCTATTCTGTAATTGTGCAAATAAAGGTTGTTCCCATTTCATATTGTACGGCGGATTCGATATACAACAATCAGCTTTAAATTCGCTCTTAGTTATCTCTTTAACAGTTGCAAATCTATCACCCTTTTGCGTCCTGTATGTTTTGAAATTTTCATCTGACAATACATCACAATGGATAACTTCCGCATCAATATTTCTAATTGCCAAATTAAACAACAAAAACGGAATAACACGACTATCATATTCTTTGCATATAAATTTTAAATCGTTATTCTCGTTCCATTTTTGGATTGTCAATGCTCCACTTCCCGCACACAAATCTAAACAAATTTTTTCATCTTTGGTTTTTGATAACTCTGCAACTGCTACCGCAAGACTTTTCGGTGTGTAGTCTTGCATTTTTTCCTTGCGGTCGGCAAAATAATATTGAAATATCATTTGCATATAATCTATTGTTAAATCGGGACATATTAAAATCCAATCTTCGCATAGCTTTCGACACTTTTCCGCATTTAACAATGTTGATTTTAATTCATCAACAACATCTTCAATTTTTTCTATGCTGAAAACACTCTTGAATTTTTCAACTAATTGTAACAGTTCCATTTCAACGTCCCCATTCCTTTAAAAATTTGCAATCAAAAACCGCCGTTTACACGCTACGGCGGTTCCCGATTGATAGAAAAAAAAGGAGAAAACCCTATTGTGAATTTTTCACATTACTATAATAACACGAAATATACTCCGTTTTACTCCGCGTTTTTATTTTTTTGCAAATTTTTTAACGCTGTTTTATGAATTTCGTATATTTTTGTTTTCTCAAAATGCATTTTCTGACAGATTTTATTTTCATTCAGTCCTAATATGTATTTATATCGCAGTACCGCCTGTTCCTGTGGGGCAGACAGCTGCGCAATCGCAGTCTCGATTGTTTTCAACTTTTCCGCCGCCGTTGAATATTCTGTTTTATATTGTTCCTGTAAATCAATCAATTTGCAAATCAATTCGGATTTATCGGTTGACTTTCCGCCGCGTGGCATATCATTGACGATTGCCGTCACTTTGTTTATTTGCGACTGCAATTTCTGTATCTGATATTCAATGCTCTCTGCATTTCGCATTATTTTTCTGTATTCCTGTAATTCTTTTTGCGTCAATGATATGCCCCCTGTTCCGTAATCGATTGCAATTTTTAGTTTTTGTTTAACAGCCTGTGTTGTCCGTTTTTACTGACTATATACAAATATTCCGGTGTTTCTTTTTCAATTTTCCAATTTTCCGATTTTAAACCGTGTTCGGCAAGAAATAGTTTCTGCCGGCGGTTTGGATTGATTAATCTTTTCATTGATTTCCTCCGTTTTTTCTTCTGTCATTTTGTTTCATTCTTTGTATTGACCGTTTCCACGAATTCCGTATTATGTTATATTCTCTGTTTGATGTATCAATCGCAACAATAGAATTTCTTAACTTTTTTTTGTTCATACTGACATCTAAAATATCACGACTTCCGGCAAACGTCAGTACATAAACCTGTTTTTTGTACCGACGTGCATAATCGATAATACATTCATTGAACAGTGCTTGAAATGTCATTTGTGACGTTATGCGTTTCAAATCACCCGCCTTTAATTTTCGTATGTATGGTTTCATAAATTTTGATTTATATTTTCTCATTCGCTTATTTCTCCCTCATTTTTTATATCATTTCATTTCCGTACTGTTTTAGCGACCCGTATACCGTCGCTACCGCGATATTTAATTCTTCGCTTATTTCTTTAATCGTGAACCCTTGGTTTTGCAAAAACACAATTCTGTTGTGATATATATACCGTTTATTGTTACTTCTTGACTGTGGTTGCGGTTGTTCACCGTTGCAGATGTACACCCATTCGGGACGTACACCTTTTTTCAGTGCCTCGGTGACATTATGCCACGCCTCGCTGATACAGCTCACGGAACACATTTGTATTTTAAACGGTTTACCACTGTTTTCGTCGATTTTTTCGTTCATCATTTTTCCACATACTGAACAATATGTCTTTCTCATTTTTGGGTCTCCTCTTTTTTCAATCTTTTTCTCATTTCTTTTTCCCTCTCTCAATATATTGTGATTTCTTTTTCTCTGTCGTCAACTTCTATACTTTCTTCGGTTACATATGAATATCCTTCACCCGCCACCACTATATAATCGCCCTTGCCAACTTCAATTAATTCGTTCGCAAATTCTTGTAATTCTTGTACCGTCATTACTGTACCTCACTTTCCCGACCTTAGCATATAAAATAATAACTGCGACATTGACCTTTGACGGTCCTTTGGGTGTGCCTCCATTGCGATTTTTAACGTCCACCACACCGTTATATCATCTAATGGCGTTGGATTTTCAAACTCGTCAACAATATTTCTGTCCTCGGGACACGCCACATATACACCCACTTCCCACGGTTTGTCTTTGATTATTTGTTTGTAGGTTTCCATTGTCGTAACAATGTAATTCCTTTCGCCCTCAAATGTCAATCCGTTGCCACTGTGGTAATCAGCCTTACAGCTTTTCACCTCATAGAAAACAAATTCGCCTTTTTCAATTCCGCTTGTGGTTTGATTTCTTGGTATAAATTGCACGAAATCAACACGCTTTTCTTTACCTTTGCCGCATCCGAAGTCAAGTGTAACTTCGCTCGCATAGTATTTGCCCGCCAATTTTCTTTGAACGAGTAAATTGCTCAAAAATTCGGTTGTTTCTTTCCGGTTCATTCTCGTACCTCCAACAATTCGGGATTATCATTCATATCGTGTATATTGCCTATATTTGTTATTTTCATAACTATTACCTCCAAACTTAAATATGGCAATCAACTACTGTTACAATAGTATCTTCATCTAAATTGTCAAGAAATTCTTTAAATTCTGACTTCCAATTATCTGTGGCTTTTTCATTGAAAACACAAGCCCACCAACCCATTTTGCCTCGTTCGTGCCATTCTCCAATAGGAGTAACAAAGGCAAAAGGTAGTATATCTTCCCAATCAATTTTGGATACATAATCCTCGTTTGTAGTTTTGCCGGACAATGTTTTGAGATAATTATTAAATCTTCCTCCAATAGTATACCAGTTCCATTTTGAATTGGGATTATAAATAGATAATAAATCACCATTTGATTTAACCATATCTTCATCAAAACTCCGTTTTATGTCCTCATAACATTCGTCATCAGTCCATTCCAATTTTTTGGGAAATTCGTTTTTTAAATAATTAATGTGTTCTACATTGGAGTGACTTTCCTCATACTTTTTTGGATTTGATAAATATTCTGCATAAAATCCATTCTTGTAGTCCTCTATTTCTTTTCTTATTTTTGCTATTGCTTGTTCTCGTGTATACAGTACATATGGAGCATACACAATATTTTCATCATATGGAGCAAGCAATTCCTCAACTGTTCTTCCATTTTCTTTTGTAAATACTAATGTAATAAAATGTGACATAATATTTTCCTCCTTACTCCGTTGCGATAAAAAGTATATTTTCTTTCGGAATTATCGCCAGTGGCACATCATTTTCGTTTGTATGTTCTTGAAATATCACAAAACCATCTACGAATTTCACGCAATTACAACGGCAATCAAAATCCATGCACCTATCATTTACATTCAAAACAGCATAAAAATTTTTATTTTGGCAATGTGATATATCACATATATTTTCAACTTTTAAATTCATTTTAAATAAACTCCCTTCCGTATTGTTTCAACGATGAATGAACTGTGCCGTGAGATATTCCTAATGCCTCGGCAATTTTTTTTTGCGTAAATTTTTTATTTAACAAGTTTACTATCTGATTATGATACTCAAACGCTTTACTTTTTCTGCGTAGTACTGCTGCCGTCCATTGTGGTTGTACACCATTTTTAATTGATTTCGTAACATTTCGCCATGCAGCACCTATACATACACCGGAACATAACTGAATATCGAACGGTTTTCCTGTGTTTTCGTCAATGTGTTCGTCCATCAAACGACCACACATACTACAATATCGTTTTCGCATTTTACTGTCCCCTTTCACACTATCACCGGCAACAACAATAATTCTGTATCACCGTCTTTTATTATCAATGCGTCTTTCTGTGATTTCAATTCCAAAACAACATTGTCGGACCGTATTGTTTTTATCATATCCATTAAAAAATCAGCATTGAAACCGATTTTAATATTGCCGGCTATATCGGCATCTATTTCATCTTTTAGCTGGCAGCGAAGATTTCTGCCATTGCATTTCAAAACATCATCTTTCAATTCCAACGTTACCGGAACTTTTGTTTTGCCCTGTTCCGAAACGAATTTACCGCGTTCAATCATCTGCATAAACTCTGCACGTTTTACCGTTGCAGTTATATCCGATTCACGATTCATCATATTGTCATATTTGACATAACCATTTTCATTAAATGTACTGGCGACAACTATAAATTCACTGTAATCTAACAACAACCGCATATTTGTATTATCAACAACAATACGCAACAGCGGATTTTCACTTTCAATACGACACAGTTCCTTTGCCGCAGGAAGCGTTATTACAAACGACATATTTCCATATGTGCCAACAGGTGTAGTTATATGTGCCATTCGTTTACCGTCAGTTGAAACATTGTGCAATATTTCGTTTTTCATGTCAAATAACACACCGTTATACTGCGGTCTGTATCCGACTGTCGGTGCTGCAAACGGCACAGTTTTAGTTAAAATTTCTCTAAACCGTTCCTGTTCTAACATCAACTCATCATTGCATTCCGGCATTGATATTTTCGGATAATTTTCCGCAACTGTTCCTTGCCATTTCTGCTTGTATGTTCCGATTTTCATTTCAATGACATTGTCTTTGTCGGTTGATATTATAACCTCCTTGTTTTCACCTTTGGAAATGTTCATCAAATACTTTGGGTTACATACAACCGTCCCTTTCTGCTCAACGTCCGCATGAACATAATATTTGATTTTTATGTCATTTGAATATGCTGTCAATTCCACCATATTCGGTGCATTGGCATCTATCAGAATACCGCCCAACATCTTCATCGTTTCTGCATTGACAGCATGATTTATAACTTTGATTGCCCTAATGATGTTATATTTATATGTTCTGAACTTCATTTTTTTCAACTCCTTTCTTCGCAATAAATTTTGCTTTAAATTTTGACTTTTTTTATTTACTAGCTCTCATTGCAATAAAAACAGTAATTATATTTCCGTAGAAACGGCTTAAAATCTAATGTTTCAAGCCGTTTTTTTGATTATAAAATCAAATATGCTTTTTTTGCGATTTTATAACCATTAAAAACTGATTATATTTTCGGAATTCAGCTTACCTTTTCATCACTGTTTTCTTCAGTTTCACTATCTGGCTTGTCCCATACTGCCGCCGAATTTTTACTGCGTTTAAATAGGTCTTTTTTCACGTTCCAATCCGAAAATTTCATGTATTCCGGTTGGAATTTTAAAAACATTGTTCCGGTTTGTGAAAACCTTGATTTCGGTAACAATATCTCAACTTTGCCTGTTGGCGGTTGCGATTTGTCTTTTCTATATGCATCCTCATTATGAATCAACATAACACTGTCAGCGTCTTGCTCAATAGCTCCGCTGTCACGCAAATCGGCAAGTGTCGGTCTTTTACTCGAACGTTGTTCATTTGCTCTGTTTAATTGTGACAGTGCAAGAATTGGACAACCTAATTCTTTCGTCAGAATTTTCAATGCACGACTGACATCACCAACAGCCTGTGCCTTTGTATAATTTTTGTTTTGTGGCATTTCGATTAATTGCAGATAATCAACTACCACCGCTCCCAACGCTCCATGTTTTTTTTTTAGTCGGCGACAAACTGAACGAATTTTTCTAACTGTCATCTTAGCTCTATCGCAGATTATCAGTTTTTCTGTTTTGTCGGATTTGTTCATAAATCTGGCAATTTTGTCCCAATCATCATTTGTAACTTCGCCATACCGCAACGCCGAATATTTTATGTATGTCATTGATGATAATACACGTAGCATTAATTGTTGTTCGTCCATTTCCAACGAAAAAAATACAACTGGTTTAGATTCGTTAAATGCTATATGTTCGGCAATATTTAATGCAAATGCGGTTTTTCCCATGCCCGGTCTTGCACCTATAACGACCAATCCGTCCATACCACCCATTTTTAAATCAATATTTTTAAACCCTGTTGCCTGTCCCGGAATACTGTCTTTATTTTCACTCGCCCTTACGATGGTATCATAGGTTTTCATCATCAAATCGTCTGCGGTATTGACATTGATAGAATCGCTCTCTGTTGCCAGCATATATTCCACTTTGTCGGATATTTTTTCTATTGGCAATGTTGTATTGCCTGCCATAGCCAATATTTCATTTGACATATCTATGTACCAACGACGCTTCGCATATTCCTTTACGATTTTGCCATAGTAAATTAAATTATGTTTCGTTGGGTTGTTACTGATCGCATTTTTCAGAAATTCAATTCCATTGTATTCTTTGGCGGTTTTTAATGTACTATCTACCGTTACTATGTCGATTTTATCGTTTTTGTCGTTTAGGTACAAAATGCATTTGTACACCAATTTGCAATCACTGAAATAAAAATCATTGGGGGTTAGATTAACTTCGGTGGTTAATTCATCCACATTGCCACCAATGATTAATGCACCAACGACTGCCTGCTCCGCCTCATAGCTGGCAAGAATTTGTTGTTCAATCATCGTTATCCCTCCTTCGGAGTCGTGCGGCATACTCAGGGTCTTCCGCCTCGATTGTGGCGATGTAACTATCATCAGTTTCCTCAGTCAAAACCGGCTGTGCCGGTGTGTCTAAGTAATCGACAAACGCTTGCTCTTGTCCCACAAAATTTGTGGAATGTTTAATATAGCGTTTGTCTGTGTGCTGTTCCTCTATTTCAGCGAGGTAGTTATTCAGTGCAGTCATCAACTGTTCGGCTGAATAGGTCTTTCGTGCTTTGATGTAGTTCTTCATGGTCTGTTGTTCATTTCGTGGGTGCGGATATTTTGAATACCACTCCTTGAACTCAGACGCCAACTCTGGTGACGAAGCAGTCTTAGTGTTTTTATTCTTAGTGTTTTTATTCTTAGTGTCTTTATTCTTAGTGTCTTTATTGTTTAGTAGTACCGGATTTTCCGTTATCGGTTTTTCCGTTATCGGATTTTCCGTTATCGGATTTTCCATTATCGGTTTTTCCGTTATCGGTTTTTCCGTTATCGGATTTTCCATTATCGGTTTTTCCGTTATCGGTTTTTCCGTTATCGGTTTTTCGTAAATATGATACTCATAACCTTTAAACTTTCCTGTTTCATCTTTGCCAAGTTTTCGTACTATATAGCCGTTTTCTATCAACTCTTTTAGTCCACTACTCAATGAATTTGCTTTGTCTGCTGCGTGTTGTACTATTTCTGCTTCGTAAAATTGCCAGTTATCCGGATAAGATAACAACAGGGCTAAAAGTCCTTTAGCTTTCAAACTGATTTTTTCATTCAGCAAAAAGGCTTTATCAACTATTACATAGTTATCCTCTTTGTGTATTCTGTAAATCGCCATTATTAATTTTCTCCTTTTCTTTCCTTTGTACACCGTACTTTTTTCGAGCGTACTCGAATAAACCCTACCTTTCCGCAGGGTTTATTTAAGTCAAATTGCACAATTATTGTTTTTTCTTCATCAGTGTACTTCCGGTGAAATACACTGATTCTACAACTATTTTGTTTGAATAGTGCTTAACACCATCTTTTTCGTAGTTGTTGTTTCTGATTGCACCTTCAAATGCGACCATATCGCCCTTTGAGAAGTTTTTTTCAAGAAAATCCGCATTGTGTCCCCACAATTCGCATTGAACGAAATCTGTATCATACTCATTTTTAGAATTTTTGAAACGTCTTTGCACTGCCAAAGACACTTGAACAACGGTACTGTCACCTATGTACTTCTTTTTTAAATCGTTACAAATACGACCTATCAGCATTACTTTGTTCATTTTTCTCTCCTCCTTTGCTTGTCCAACCGTAGGAGCATTATGCTCCTTTTTCTTCGTTTTCGGTTGCCTGTTCTTGAATTCGTTGATTTACCGAACGAAAAACGGAAGATAACATAGGAAATTCCGACACATTGATAACTTTTCCTGCCACACTTTCAACTTCTTTTCCGTTCGCTAATATGTGATGTATTTTCATTTTTATCACCCCGTTCCATATTTATGAATTATGTATTTTGTCCTATTCTGAAAGGTGCTTTTTTTGTCCTCTCATTATTTAAGTCCTTATTTTTCACCGTTTTTCTACCTTTTCATAAGCAAATGGCGGTAATTTTTTTAATTGTCATTAAAATCAATACTATAACCGCCTTTAATTGCACCAAAGCCCTGCAATTCGGCAACTATTGATAGCATTGATGCAATATCATCTAGGATTTCGCTGACGCGAAAATCCTGCATTTTATCTTGAATTTTCAATGCGTCATACAGTTCATCTGAAATTTGCATTGTAAAACTCATATTTTTTTTGAAAATGGCATCGTATTTGAATGTTACAGCTTTCATTTGCAATACGCCACCAAACTGCAACCAATGACGATACACGCCCAACCAATAGTTATCATTTTGTTTCTCCTTTCATCAATGCGTCTTTCTTTTCTAATTGCTTATGAAATTCACTACCCTTAATTTCTATAAATCCATCACATTCCGGCTCAAGTTGTTCAAGTGAATCACATGTAATAGCTAAATATAAAATGCCATCATATGAAAAAGTAGTATAAGAATGTGGGTTATAGCATAAATCCTTAAAATAGTCACCCCAATATACTGGTTCAAGATTGACGATAATTTTTTTAATAATGCATTCTTTTTGAAATTCTTTCAGAGTTTTTGAAGTTTTCTTGAATTCATACAAATCATTAAATTGTCTGCTACGCTTAAGTTCCGTTGCAAATTTTGATAAATTATTTGTTGTATTTTCAATATGTAGTGCAATGTGTTTTTCCCATGTGTCGGTAAATGGTTTATTTATCGGTCCATTTCCAGCCAAATAATATTGATGACCGTCAATGCCATGGGAAGAATAAAAATCAGCAATAAATTTATTACGTTCTTTATAATTTTTTCTGTAAGTTGCAACATCATCTAAAATTTTTTGATTTTTAATCATGTAAAACTTTGTCATAATTTTTCCCCTTTCCGTCACAGGTTCAAGAGAGCCACCCTCCGCTCAAAACATTATTGAAGGTGATATTTTGAAACAGATTTCTAAAATTTTATATATTTCTACATTCATATGGGGTGAGTGGCTCACCTCAACCTGTGATACTTATTTAAAATCAATTACCTTTTTTTAGTAGTTCTTCATCTGGTATAAGCATTCCGAGATGTACACCGGTTAATTTTTCTAACTTAGTTCGTAACTTGTCGAACATCATGTTATTTATGTCTTTGGTACATTCTGAATACAATCTGCAATATCTACAACATCCAAATACCTGTCCTTTAAAAATTACGCTTTGATAAAATCTTGCAATGCAGCGCAATTCATCTTTGGTTAGTTTTTCTTGGTTCATGAAAATCTCCTTTTTTACTGCTGACATATGTAAACCACTCTGCCACAAGAAAGGAGTCACTGTTTGCTAAATGGAAACCCAAACAGATACAAAAAACAAAAACAGAGTGGCTGGCATATGCCAGCAGATTATTTTTAAAATAAGTCGTCTATTGTACAATTCAATACATTCGCAAGTGTCGGCAACTTATCACTTCTTGGCGATGCTTCGCCTGTTTCCCACTTCGCGATGGTTGACCTATCGACATTGATTAACTTTGCAAGACTTTCTTGTGTCAAATTTGCTTTTTCTCGTAACATTTTTAAATTGTTCATTCTTCTCACCTCCCTAAAGTGATGTTCCTTCACTTGTGATTTATATTATAAGTGAAGTTTTCTCACTTGTCAAGACTTTTTCGAAAAATAGGTGAATTTTCTTCACTTTATCTTGCTATGTGAAGTTTTTTCACATATAATATTTTTGAGGTGATTATCATGAATATCCTTAGGGAATTGCGAACAAAAAAAGGTGTATATCAAAAGGATGTAGCAAAGTATCTTGGCGTAGACAGAACAACATATGTTAAATATGAACGTGGAGATAGTGAACCCAGTATTGACATTATAAAAAAATTGGCTAATTATTTTGATGTAACTGTTGATTTTTTAGTTGGGGAAGAAAAAAAAGCAAATACTTTAGACGAACAGTTAAGCGGAATTGAATTCGCATTATACGGTGAGATACACGATTTAACAGATGACGAAAAACAGGACATTCTGTCATATGTTAAATTTAAAAAATCACAACGACAAGAATAATATTAAACTGCTTGTTTTGATTTACCGAACTGCAACACAAAGGAATATATAAAAAAGGGGGAAATGCACTAATGAAAAATGAAAAAAATTTATTTACAAAAAAAATATGGGAATATCCACCAACCACCATAAAATCATTTTCGATTATTACTTTAATTTTAAGCATATTATTATGTTTGCTTAGTTTATTATTATGCTTAGTTATACCTTTTGCAGGACTCCTTGGAATTATATTCTCCATTTTTTTGTTTTGTGTTGCAAAAAAACAACGCAATATCGCAGAACAACTTGAAACGGGTACGTTTTCACCACCCTCGGAGGTGACGGTCAAACAACCTAACCCAGGTATAAAAAACGTCAAGAAGGAAGTAATCAATTTTTATAATACACCCGAAGAGTGTATCAATACGTTTGTAGTTTTCGATTTAGAAACAACAGGACTTGACGCTTCATATGATGAGATAATACAGATAGGTGCAATCAAATACATAGATGGAGTAGAAACAGCACGTTTTTCTACATATGTCAAACCTAATGTTCCAATTTCAAAAAGTGCATCTAAAGTTAATCATATCTACGCATCAACCGTTGCATCTGCTCCGGACATATCAGTGGTATTGCCACAATTCGTTGAATTTGTTGGTGATTATGATTTAGTGGCACATAATTCAGCTTTTGATATGAAATTTTTGCAAACCGCATTAAATTGTACGGGAATGAATATTTTGCGTAATAACGTGCACGACACGCTTGATTATGCTAAAGACATACTTTCGTTACCCGATTATAAATTAAGCACAATAAAAAAATACTATAATATACACATTTCATCACATGATGCACTGAATGATTGCTTAATATGTTCAAGAATATACCTTGATTTTTTTAATTATTATATTGATTGTGTCATTCCTAAATATGATGAATTAACAAATGATGCTTACCGTTGTTTTTTAGACACCACTGGAACTATTGACAATGATAACATATCTGATACTTTCAGAGGTATCATCGAAAAGAAGTGCATTGAAAACGGTGGCAAATGTTATAAATCAGCTGCTAAAAATGCAAAATATGCAATTATAGCCGGTAGTTTAAATAAAAATAATAATCGTGTACGATATTGGCATGAAAAAGGATATAAAGTAAATGAAATTAATGAATTTGTTAAATTTTTAAATTTGAAATAAGCATCAAATCGGAGGACAAATAATGCTAAATCAACTCAATCAATATGCAATACAACATAATATAGACGTCGATTTTTTTTCAATGCGAGCAATTAAAGCATTGTCCATACCCGGTGCTATTGCATTAAATCCGTTAATGATTCATACAATGCCTGAATTGATAGATGCGTATTCACATGAATTAGGGCACCACGAAACAGGTTCATTTTACAAAATTGATTCAAAATATGAAACACGACAGCGTATGGAAGAAAAAGCAACACGCTGGGCAGTACAAGAATTGATTCCGGCGGACAAACTATTGGCAGCATTTGAAATGGGATATACTGAAATATGGCAGTTAGCTGAATATTTCAATGTCACGGAAGATTTTATAAAAAATACAATAAGAATACATAGAGTAAAGGGCAATATTTAGGGAGTGATGCTTTTATGAAAGTCGGAATATATTCAAGAGTTTCTACCCAAGAGCAAGCACGAGAGGGTTATTCGATCGGCGAGCAAGTAGAACGTCTAAAAAATTATTGTGCCGCTAAAGGTTGGATTTTATATAAAACATATACTGACGCAGGCTTTTCCGGTGCAAATACTGACCGCCCCGGAATGCAACAATTAATATCAGATGTTGCTGATGGTAAGATAGATATGGTATTGGTATACAAATTAGACCGTTTAAGCCGTTCACAAAAAGATACACTTTTTTTAATCGAAGATGTATTTATAAAAAATAATGTCAATTTTGCATCTATAACAGAAAATTTTGATACATCAACACCCTTCGGACGTGCTATGATTGGTATATTATCAGTATTTGCACAGTTGGAACGTGAACAATTCAGAGAACGTTCCATAATGGGAAAAGATGCAAGAGCAAAGGAAGGACTACATCACGGAGGCGGAGCACCAACAGGGTATGATTATATTGACGGTCAACTTATAATAAACAAAGAAGAAGCCGAATTGATAAAGGAAGCATATCGTCTATTTTTGGAAGATGATATGACTATGATGGGAATAGCGGCTAAATTATCAGTATTTTCAGAGAAATTCAAGTATGATCACCGAATCAGAAAGATGTTGACAAATCCTCTTTATGCCGGATGGACACATTGCCGTGACGAGCTGTACAAGGGGCAACACGAAGCAATTATATCTCAAGAAGTATTTGATAATGTACAGACCAAATTGAAAATAAGAGCCGAAAATAATCCCCATTATCGTAATGCATTTAACAGAACATCTTTGCTCGCAGGTATTCTATGGTGCAAAAAATGCGGTGCAAGATATTTTAAAAGAGTTCGCCGATACGAAAAGGGTAGCAAAGTATATTATTATAATAAATATCAATGTTATAGTCGTAGTTCATATAAAAATATGGTCCGAGATAAAAGTTGCAAAAATAAAATATGGACTATGGACGTATTGGATAAAGCAGTAATTGATGAAATAAAAGCATTAGTGGCAAATCCAGCCGAAGTTGATAATATTATTAAACTAAACCAATCAAACAATAACATCACAGAAAAAAAAGAATTCTATAAAAAAAGAATCAAAGAAATAGAAAAACAAATGAATAAGCTAACTGATTTGTATAGCATAGACGGAATTGATATTGACTTTGTGGCAAAGAAAATCACTGCACTAAATACCGACAAAAAACGTATAGAATCAGAAATGAATGCGATTAACGAACACAAACCATTAATTTCAGCCGAAGATGCAAAGAAAAGATTATCCGGTATATCCAACATCTTAGACAACGGAGAATTTACGGAAAAGGTTAAAGTTATAACATCATTAATCAACAGAATTGAAGTAGATGATGATGATATTTATATCTATTGGAACTTCGTCTGA